TGACGCGGGGTGCGTTATAGGTCAGGAGATTCGCCTTTTCCTCAATGTATTCTTGGAAGATACGGCGCACAGTGTTGATAGAAAGGCTGTTATCTCTGGCGATTCTGGCAAAAGTATCTGTCAGGCATTGGGCTTGAATATGGATACGGAAACGCATTGTAAGCCGTTCCTTGCCGTCTATGCACTCGTATTCCTCTTGGAATGTAGAACCGCAATCCTTGCACTTATAACGGCGGGCTTTGATTTTCAGATATGTCAGCTTACCGCGAGCAGAAATGTCCTGCACGATACGGTCTTCAACGGTGTGTTTATAGTGTGGGCCGATACAGCCGCACTTATGACAAGCCCTCGGCGGCGCAGCGGCTTCGACCTCATACATGACGCTCCGACCGTCAGCGTCTTCGTAAATGGTTAGGATATTGAACTCAGGCAGACTGATGGAATTTGCCATAATATCACCCCTTAACAGTAAGGCGATAATAGCAGATTCCACGCTAAAAGTAAATTAAACTAAGGAATCAAAAATGAATGAGCAAAAGAAAAACCACGCTAAAAGTAAATTGCCCGGATTTCTTCGACGGCATTAAATCATTCGAAAAAAATTTCTCCGATTGGAAACCCTACGAAATAAAATAACCCCCCCTACCTGTTTAAAAAAACATGAGCCGCCGTAAACTGGTGGTATGAAAGGAATCTTCGGAGAATTGCGGACCGGGGTCGAAGGTAACAAAAAGGGTTACAAAAATGAGATAAAGGTTACAAGTTCTTTTACGAACCGGGTGGTAAGTCATGCGAAGGACTATCAGCAATTTAAATAGAGAAATTAAAGTTTCGCGGAAGGCGATTTATAAGGCGATGGAACGGCTCGGGATAGGTAAGAAGCGATCCGGGGAATTTTCTATCGCGGAATGGGAAGCGCTTAAAAATCATTTATCGAAGACGTCGGACATTAACAGGCAAAAATTTTCGGACGCGATTAAGGTATCGGGAGCGGCCGGGGGAGCGGGGAAGGTATCGGGAGCGATTGGGGAGGCGGCGGACGACGGCGGGGATGCGGCTACGAACATCGGCATCGATGCGAAGCCGGACAGGTCGCGCAGGCAGACAAAGATCGCAGACATCGACACGGCGACGATGCGGGCGCGGCTCGTGGCGGCGAAACAGGAATACGATTATAACAAGATGCTGATCACGACGTTCCAGGGGGAAGCGGCCGCGTATTATAAAAGCCAGGGGACGACTACGATGATGTCGCATAACGGCTCGATGGTTTCGATCCCGTCGATCGTAAATTTGGAAAAATACGTGAAGCTTAATATCGCGGTGTCGAAATTGATATCGGACCTCGAGGGGGATTTGGACATCGGGGACATAGACGACGAGGATCCGTTCGGATAGAACGGCGGGCGCGGATGCCGGAGCGCGTTTTGGCGGCGGAGGGCATGACGGGCCGCGCGTAATTGTGACCGGAATTAGCACAAACGAAGAACGCGGCGCGGCGGCATATATAAAGGAAGGAATTACGGAGGATATTACGGACGGATTAACGGCGCGGGGGTATATATAAAGGAAGGTATTACGGTAAGTATTGCGGATGGATTAAAGGCCGGGTGTATATATAAAGGTAGGTTTGGACATAAGGCGAGGATGTAGGACGTTTTGTTGCGTAAGACGGAGGATGTAGGTGCGGTTTGGTTGTATAAGACGGAGGGTGTTGCGTGGATATCGTGAGGCTTAAGATAGACGATATACGTCCGTACGAGAGGAACGCCAAGATTCATACGGCGGAGCAGATACGGCATATTATAAATAGTATAAAAGCGTTCGGTTTTAACGATCCCGTAGGGGTTTGGGGCGATAAGAATATATGCGTGGAGGGGCACGGGCGGCTCCTGGCGCTTAAGGAGATGGGCGTATCGGACGTCGACTGCGTGCGGCTCGATCACCTTACGGACGCGGAGCGGCGCGCATATACGCTCGCGCATAATAATACGGCGCTGGAGACGGGATTCGACGGCGGGCTGCTGGATATAGAGCTCGGCGAGCTCGGCGGGATGGACGATTTCGATTTCGATATGGGGGATTTCGGGTTCGATGAGCTTGGCGATGCTGCGGCGGAGATTGTAGAGGACGAATATGATTTTGATTTGCCGGAGAAGCCGGTAACGGAACCCGGCGATGTTTACCGGCTGGGTGGGCATCGGTTGTTGTGCGGCGACGCGACGGCGGCGGACGACGTTATAAAACTGATGAACGGCGAGAAGACCGATATGGTTTTTACCGACCCGCCGTACGGGGTGAATGTTAAAGGCGGTAAGACTAAAAGTACCATCGCGGGGGACCTGACGATGGTCGCGATCCCGTTTAGCTTCGAATTGGCGGTTACGGTCGCGACGAGGGATAAGGCGCGTTTTTATTTTTGCGGGTGTGAGAATAATTTGGCGCTGTACGATAAGTTATTCGAACGGTTTTTACGGTCGATGCCCAGGCATATTATATGGGTAAAAAACGGCTTCGTAGTAAGCCATGTGGGTTATCATAAAGCGTACGAGCTTATCTATTACGGATTTAAGCCGGGCGGCGGCGGGCGCGGTAATTGGTACGGGCCGCGCACGCAGGATAATGCGTCGGACGTTTGGAAAATATCGCGGGATTCGTCGTCGGATTATTTGCATCCGACGCAGAAGCCTGTCGAGATACCGGCGCGGGCGATTGAAAACTCCAGTCCGCCGGGCGCGCTCGTTTACGACCCGTTCGGCGGGAGCGGCTCGACGCTTATCGCGTGCGAGCGGCTGGGGCGGCGCTGCTATATGATGGATATCGACCCGGTATACTGCGATGTGATCGTTAAGCGGTGGGAAGAATTTACGAATAAGAAAGCCGAAAAGATAAGCGGTTAAGACGGACGCGGCGGAAAGATTTTCGGATTTAAACCGGAACGGATAAAGATTGAACGGATGAGGGCGGTTGACATGACGGACCCGTTTACCGAGTACCATGCGCTCGTCGACGCGTATCCGGAGCGGTTCTGCGACGAGATAAAAAAGACGGTGGGGATCCAGCGGGCGATGCTTAAGCTGTACGATTTCCTGCCGGATAAGGGCCGCGCGGTGGTCGATTGGATCGAGCGGTTCTGCATACTGCCGGGCGGGGAGCGGGCGGGCGAGCCCGTGAGGCTGATGCTCTGGCAGCGGTGGTTTATATACTCGATATTCTGCTTCTGGGGGCATTTTGAGGAGGACGTACTCGACGACGCCGGGCGCGTCGTGGGGCGGCGGCGGAAGTATTTACGGGTCGTAAACGATATATTGATGGTTATCGCGGCCGGTAACGCCAAGACTACGCTTTTGGGGTTTTTAAATACGTATCTGCTGTTTTCGCGGGATTATCCGGCGGCGAATATATATATCGGCTCGAACGCGCAGAAGCAGTCGCGGCTGTGCTTCGACACTACGATGCGGATTATCGGGCGTAACCGGTCGCTTAAGCGGTACCTGCACGCGGTCCCGAGCCTGAATTTTTTGGAGGTTCGCAAAAAGGACGGGCTCGATTCGATGCTTACGGCGATGTCTTCGGACGGGCGTAATTTCGAGGGGATTATCCCTACGAACGTGATGATAGACGAGATACACGCGATGACGACGTCGGCGTACGCGGATAATTTGCGGAAATCGGTTAAGCGCGACGACGGGTTCGTTTTCGAGACGACTACGATGGGAACCGAGCGCGGCGGGTATCTTGACGAGCGGCTGGAGTACGCCAAAAAAATATTGGACGGGGACGCCGTGAATCACCGTTTTTTCTGCTGCATCTTCAAGCAGGATTCGGAGGACGAGATTTTTGCGGCGCTGGAGAGCGGCGACACGTCGGTGTATTTAAAATCGAACCCCGGATTCGGGCACGTGGTTTCGGCGACGCTGCTTACGCAGAAGGCGCGGGACATGGCCGACAAACCGAGGGAGCGCGCGATTACGATGACTAAGAACTTTAATATTCCGCAGAACCCGGTGACGTGCTATTTTTCGGAGGCGGAGTGCCGGGCGCTGCCGTTTGACGAGGCTATCTTTAACGGCGCGCCGGTGTTTTTGGGGCTGGACATGGCGTATACGCGGTCGCCGGAGTCGGACCTCGCGTGCCTTACGATGATGACCGCGGACCCCGCTACCGAGCGTGAGTATTACAAGGATTTCTATTTTCTGCCGCGGTGGCTCGACCGGCAGGTAAAAAACGACGGCGGGCTTACGGTCGAGCGGTTGGATATGATAACGGAAAAATCCCGGTACGATACGAACATATTGTACGACGAGGGCGCCGGGCGGTACGGTTACGCGATGTACGCGGCGCGTGGGGATATCGTGGTTATAGACGACGCGCTTGTCGGGAGCATCCGCGCGCGCTACGGGGACGACGCGGCGATGGCCTGCGACGTTACGGGGGTTACGCAGAAGTTCATAATGTATTTCATCGCGCTTATCGAGGCGCGCTACGGGTTTACGCTCTGTAAGATGGGGATCGACCCTAACAAGGCGGGCGAGATCGAGTCGTTCGTTAACGCGCATATAGCGTCGCAGGACGGGCTGCCGCCCGCGATAAAATTCCAGATGGAGAAATCGTTATACTCGTATCCGCTGATGGAGGCGACGAAGGATATACGCGCGCGGGGGCTCGCGCACTGCAATAATAAGCTGACGGAGCTGCACTTCGCGTCGGCGCTGACTAAGGAGCGCGGCGACGGGACGGCGTATTTCGTGCATTCGCAGAGATCGCACATAGACGGGGTTTCGGCGCATCTGGCGGCGCGGTCGGCGTATACGGTGTTTATTACTAACGGTAAGACGGGCGCGGTTAATAAGGCGCGGCTGGGGAATTGGTGGAGCCGAAACCGACTGCCGCCGGTGGCGGTATAAAGGAGGTTGAGGCTCGCGACTTGCGAGGTGAGAACGAGCATCGTAAGATGCGACGTTAGAGCCCGCAAGAAGGGAGGACGCGTTTGATATGCCGCGATACGACTGGCAGAAGCGGTTCTATTTATCGCGGGCGTGGCGCGCGGCGAGGGCTTACGTGCTGCAGCGCGACGCCGGGGTGTGCCGTATATGCGGGGAGCATATCTTTTTCGCGCCGGTGGTGCATCACACGACGGAGCTTACGCAGGCAAACGTCTCGGACCCCGCGGTGAGCCTTGACCCGGATGTGCTGGTTACGGTCTGCATCGATTGCCATAACAGGGAGCACGAGAGGCTCGGATACGCGGCGAAGGATATTATCGTGGGGGACGATCTGGAGATAGATTATACGAGGCGGGGAATATAGATTTTAATTAATTTGTGATATTATCCGTAATGCAGGTAATCGAGCGGATGTGGCGGACCCTTTCAGATAATGAGAGGGGGTGACGCGCGTGAAAGGATACAAACTGATAACGGCTTTGCTGTTGTTCGGTACGTTTCTCATGGCGTTGCTGACCTTTATTTTTTCTTACAGGTAGGATTTTTAATACCAAAGAAAAAACCACTCTGCTGTGCTATCAGCCGAGTGGTTAATGTAGCCCCTCAGGCTTAGGGCCGCCACATTCTGTGGACGATTACCTGCTTATATTATAGCGTGTGATTTGCGATTGTAAATATTAATAATAGATTTTTTTGTCAAGGCGGTCCCTTACGGGCTGCCTTTTTTGATGGAGTCATGCGTGGAGGATGCCGATGATTGAGATTAAAGCCTATTACGGTTTATGGAAGCCCGTAACATCGGACAAGGCCAGGGATTTCGTAAGATTTATGATGAAAAGGCTATCGATTTTAAAGACGCGGGACGACAGAATTAAATGGATTAACGAGCGTCACTTGAGAGGCGTAACCGTGGAGGCGCTGTTTGGTGAGACGGAGTTATTTGGTTGATGGTATCGAAACCGCCGTCGCGCTTGAAAAATTGGCGCGCGTACGCGCCTTTTACGAGTTTGAGCGGCAGATCGCGATATCGCTGACGGTGTGGTTGATCGATATTGACATAAGATCGGCGTATCCCTTACGGAATTGTTTCAATTTTGTTTGGTTATCATAGGTGTTGTTACTCTCTGCGTGACATTACTGCGCGGTAAGAAATAGCACGAGACGCCTAAGCGATTAGGCGTCTCGTGATCCGCTTAAATCGGACCGGCCGCCTGCTCAAAAGCGGCAGTTCCTTTTGATAGATTATAAAAAATTAGTCCGATACCGTCAAGTAGAGTACGATATCGGCGGTATCGATGCTTAAATAAATAATATAACGCATAAAAACGGCTTGCCGGGATTTACCGGAGGCCGTTTTTTATTTGGCGGGATTTTTGGGGAATACGAGGGGGGAGGTGATGGATTGAGGATATTGACGAGGCGACGGGAGATTAACATCGGGCGCGGTGGATTTTGGGCGGCGCGGCGCGACACGGGTGATAGCGGAGCGCTGTCTGCTACGCGCGATAGCGGAGCGTCTTTTGCCCCGCGCGCGGGTTCGGGGGGTTCGGGCGGCGACGGCTCGTTTGGGAGCGTAAAGGTACGCTCAAACGGCAGGATAATGTCGGCGGAAGAGTATTTCGGGCAGTTCTCGCTCGGGGGCCGGACCCCGATACTGGAGAATATCTACGACGTTATCGCGACGGAGTTCTCGAAGATCGAGCTCGTGCTGTCGAAAGAAGTGCGGGTTCCCGCCGCCGGCGGCGGAAAAAGGGAAGGCGCAAGAAGGGAGGGCGAAGCTGATTCAGGCGCGGGCGATATCGTCGACGACATCGCGGGGGACTACGAGGAGCTTACGACCGGCAATAAGCGCGTGTACATGAAGATGGAGGGGCACCCTAACTATTCGGTTTTGGCGCTTAGGCCGAACGTTCTGCAGACTAAGTCCGACCTGTTGTATACGGTCGCGTATCAGCTGCATTCGTTTCGGAACGCGCTGGTGCGGATCGTGCGGGATACGGCCGCGGACCGCAACATCGTGACGGCGCTCGAGCCGATAAACTGCGAGGATTATTACTTCGGGCAGGGCTACGCCGTGGGCGATAAGTGCTACCTAAAACTTAAGGCGAAGGATACCGGCGCGGTGGTGCTGCTCGACTACGACGATATCGTGCATCTTAGGCTTAACCCGAACGACGTGTTCTATTACGACAAGAACGACCGGTTTGACCTGGCGCGGTTCGTACGGGTGTTCGACGATAATTTGAATTCGCTCCTTAACGAGCTGAGGGACTCCGGGAGCCTTAAGGGGATCGTGGAGATCGGCGCGTCGCTGGGCGCGGGGTCGTTTAACGGCACGTTCATCGGGGATACGAATAAGATCGACAGGGCGCGGGAGATCGTTGACCGGATAAGGGCCTCGGACGGCGGCATTATCGTGATGGACTCGGGCGAGAAGTGGGTGTCGCTTAACAGGACCTACAAAACGATGTCGACGGACGAGGTTAATAACTACATGAAGTATCTGTACAATTTCAAGGGCATTAACCAGGCGGTTATCGACGGGACGGCGAACGAGGCGCAGATGGGGGTTTTTTTCAACAAGACGATCGCTCCGATAATAATGCGGTTTATCGAGGAGCTTAATTATAAATTTTTGACGCAGACGGCGAGGACTCAGGGGCAGCGGATCGAGTATTACAAGAACCCGTTCGAGTATACGAGCGTAAAGGACCTGCTCCGGCATTTGTACCTGGGCGCGATGTTCTTCTCGCCGAACGAGGTGCGGCGCGCGGCCTTTAAGATGCCGCCGCTGCCGGGCGGGGACGGGCTGCTGTCGAATAAGAATTTCAGCGCGTATCGGGAGGATGAAAAGCCTGATAAGGAGGATGATGATGAAGAAAAGGATTGATTAGCGGCGGATTATTTGGTTATGCGACTAAGAGAGGTGATGGATTTTGGACATCGGCAAGATGGACGGCATCGGCATAAGGCGGTGCTTCGAGGCCGAGATGCGCGCGGCGCCGGACGCTAAGGAGATGCGGGTCGAGGGGTACGCGCTTAAGTTTGACTCCGAGACTTTGATCGGGAGCGTTAAGTGGGGATGGATAGAAAAAATTGCCAAGACGGCGTTGGACGGGGCTGACCTGACCGACGTCGTTTTTGATTTCAACCATTCCTTCGACTCGCTTCTGGCGCGCACGAAAAACGGGTCGCTCGAGCTTAAGCCCGACGATACGGGGCTTAAGGCTGCCGCGGCGATCGCGGATACGGCTATCGGGCGCGACGTGTATTCGATGATTAAGGCCGGGCTCGTGACGAAGATGAGCTTTTGGGCCGTGGTTAAGAAATCGGAGTGGATTTTCGCGGACGACGATTCGGAGGCGGCCGACGAGCGCGTTATTACCGAGTTCGGGCGCTTCTACGACGTGGCGGCGGTGACGTTCCCGGCATACGAGGATACATCGATCGAGACCCGGGCGATGCGCGGCGCGGGCGTTACCGCGGACGAGGCGCGGCTTATCGAGGCGCGGATAAGGGATAGGCAGCTGCGAAGGCTTAAGAGCCTCGGGCTGGAAAAAATAACTGGGAGGAAAAATTAATGGACTTTTTACACTGGAAGGAAGCGGAGAAGAGGACGGGCGAGCTTGATACCGCGCTCGCGGAGATCGACACGGAGATAGCGGAGCTGGACGCGGAGGCTAAAAACGACGCGACGACGGTTGACCGCCGCGACGCGATCCTTAAGGAGATACCGCTGTTGTTAAGCAAGCGGCAGTCGACGCAGACCGAGCAGGATACCGTCGTAGCGGCGCGCGATAAGCTTAAGGCGACCGAGGAGCGGCAGGTCGGGCTGTTGAGTAACATGATGACTAATAATTCGTCGGCGAGGGCGGCGGCGCTGTCGCGCGACATTACCGAGACGCGGCAGTACGAGCTGGCCTGGACCCGCGCGGTGATGATAGGCGATTATTCGGAGGTTAGGAATTTGCTTTCGTCCGCCGATAATACGTTGCTGGTGCCTAAAACGCTTGCGAACCGCATCGAGGACGTGATGAAAACGGGCGGGCGGATTATTAATCTGTGCTCGCAAGAGTCGATAAAGGGGATCTCCGAGTGGCCGATCGCGAACCTGTACTCCGACCCCGAGATGTACGAGGAGAAGAGCACGGGCGCCAAGAAGGAGAAGGAGATTACGCTTAGCTCCGTTACGATGGAGGCGCAGTTTATCGCGGAGATTTTGAATATGACGCGTAAATTCGAGACCGACAGCGTGGAGGCGTTTTGGGCGTGGATAATGGCGGAGCTGCCCGACGCGCTGCTTAGGGTTATCGACCGCAAGATTCTGACCGGCTCGCAGGCCGCGACCGAGGGAATCCACGGGATACTTACTAATACCAAGGAGCTGTTCGTGTCGACGCTGGAGAGCGCGGTTATAGATTTTAACGTCGCGAACCGCGCGATCGCGCTGCTCGACGAGGGCGTCGACGATAACGTGACGATCGTGATGCATCGCGAGACGTTCTTTAATAACGTCGCCGGCTTAAAGGATACCTCCGACAGGCCGATATACGTCGCGCCGACCGATAATACGGCGCGGATACGGCACTCGATGTGCGGCTATCCCGTGGTGTTCTCGCCCGCGCTCCCGAGCTACGACGCCGCGCCTGACGGGGAGGCCTACATGGTCGCGGGGAATTTCAACGCCTATAAGGTTAATTTCCCGGACGGCCGGAACGCGTCGATCGTGCGCGATAATTTGACGTGGATGGACCGCAACAGGGTGCGGTACCTGAGCGAGATATACGTCGCGGGGAATATTACGAGGCTGAGGAGTTTCGCGAAGGTGACGAAAGCGTAGGAACCCTGCGGGCTTTAACGCAGGGTCCGTAGCGTGGGTGAGCGTAGCGAACCCTTGGAGTAGATTTGAGGTGTTTTTATGGCTTACGAAGTTATACGACGCGTGAATTTAAACGCCGAGCCGGGGAGCGTGGTTATATTGTCCGACAAGCAGCGCGAGGCGGTGCGGCAGTACGTGAGGGAGATTGAGGGCGGTTCGGCCGATAACGCGCCGCCGGCCGCGCGGCGTTTCGATTTTTCGGCCGACGATTACCGGGCGATGCTCGGTAAGCTGACCGTCGAGGAGATTAAGAAGATGGCGGTTAACGCCGGGATTACCGTCGACGCGGCGGCTAAAAAGGCGGACATCGCGGAGGCGTTGATTAAGAGGATTGCCCCGTGACGGGTATGGACCGCGTAACGGCCGACGGAGACCCGGGCGCGGGGCTGCTGGGTAAGATAAAAAACGCGTTGCGGGTGACGGTCTCCGATTTGGACGAGGAGCTGTCGGATATTATCGAGGCCTGTTTCGACGATTTGCGGCGCGCCGGGGTGCGCGAGATAGCCGGGGGCGGGCCGCAGGTTATACGCGCGGCGATACTGTACGCGAAGGCGCATTTTTCGTTTTCCGCGGACGGCGAGCGGTTCCATCGGCAGTATGACGCGGTAAAGAACCTTTTGCGGCTTACAAATTCGGGAGCGTGATTTATGAGTTTACGGGATCTATACATGGGGGCCGGGTATTTCGCGTCGTCGATCGGGCGGGATACCTCGCCGCCTACGATTAGCTACTCCTGCGACGAGCGCGCGCACGTGGCGGGGCTTCCGGCCGATACGACGAAGGTCGCGCCGGGGTCGTCGGCTCTCGTGACCGGGGACGGGAGTTTTTGGAAGCTTACGACCGACGGCGTTTGGAGGGAAATATAGGATGTTAGGCGACGAAGCGTACGCGCTTTCTAAAAAATACACGAACGGCGTCGCGCTTAACGGCGTGCCCGTGCAGCCGCCGCGGATAGACCCCGCGACGCGTAACTGGCTCGTATATAACCCGGTCTCGGACTCGTGGACGGATACCGGGGTAACCGCGCGCGGCGTGAGCCCTAAGGTTTCTGCGGCGGGGACGTGGGAGATATGGAGCGACGCGGCGGGGGATTATGTTGATACGGGGATCCTCGCGGGGGGCCCGCCCGATACGCGCGCGTACGCGTGGTACGCCGACGCCGTTAACGGTAACGATAATAACGACGGCCGCGACGGCGCGCGCCCGATGCGTACCATAACGGCGGTTTTGGCGGCGATGCGAAATCTGCGGTTCGTGGACGACCCGTCGGGGGTATATTTGGGGAACCGCAACATTACCGTTAACCTCGCGGCGGGGGTGTACGACGGCGGGCTCGATATATCCGGCGCGACGATGCCGCGGATGATCACGTTCTCCGGCCCGTTCGGGAGCGCGCCCGCCGTGACGATTAATCATTCGATAACGGTGCAGATCGGGGCGGTCGTTACGTTCCAGCGCCTCGCGCTTACCGGCGGGATTAACGTATATAACGGCTCGTATCTGAGGCTCAGCGGCTGCCGCGTCGGGTGGATGTCGGCGTACGAGAGCGCGGTTAACAGTTACCAGACGATATACGCCGGGGACGTTAACGGATACCGCGGCGCGGTTATCGAGAGCATGGGCGACAAGTACGCGTACATGTGCTCCGAGACCGGATGCTATATCCGCGCGAGGAATACGGAGATAGGCGAGCTCGAGATGTACGACGCGACGACGGCGCACCTCTGGGGCTGCGCGATACCGATTTTGAGCCTGTACGACGGCTCGCGCGCGTTTACGGATAACTGTGTTTTGGGAGCGGTTAACGTGATCCCGCGGCGCGGTACGGTTAACCCGCCGGGGAGGTTTAGGGGCGAGATTATATCCTCCGACGCGATGGCTGTTGGGTTCTCCGACGGGGCCGCATTGGGCGTTGTCGGCGGCGGATTGGCCGAGATATTTACGCCGGGGGACGTGGCTAAGATAAGGGCGCTTATCGACGGCGCGCCCGCGCTTACGCCCGTTAAGATATCGGCAAAGATGGAGTACGACGGCGCGGTATTGGACGGTTATCCGATAACGGTAACGGCGGCGGGGCGCGCGGTTACGGAGGGCGTGCTGGACGCGGAGGGCGAGATTATTTTAGAGCTTGCGCCCGCGGCGGAGTATACGGCTGCCGTGCATCGGCGCGACCCGGTGGACAGGGTGTATAAGGCGGAGGCTCGGTTTATTACCGGGATGCCCGGGATACCGATGGAAGTTATGATATCGGCGGCGGAGAACCTCGCGAGCCCGCGGTATTGGGAGGAGATAAAGGCGGTTATCGCGGGGAATGCGGGGCGGGAAACGGTGGTTACGGGGGCGGCGATCCCTATGGACCTTCCGGAGGATGTTTTTCTTTACAGCAACGCGACGTGCACGCTTCTAGCGGGGGACGGAAAACTATATACCGTGGATAATTATAACGATTTTATGGAATTTGACCCGCAAAATAAAGAATTGAATATATATCGTTCCTTGAATTCATATACCGGCGGAGTTTTGGCGAATAACGGCAAATTGTATTTTCTGCCGGAACGAAACGGCTTAATTGCGGCTTTCGATACGGAGAATAAAACGATCACCGTATTCGGCAACATTTCGGATGATCCCGCAGGATTTTACAACAGGTACGGTTTGACGCTCGCTAATAACGGCAAGATATACGGAATGCCGACTGGAGTGAGAACCGTGCTTGAATTTGACCCCGAAACTAACGTTTTTAGTTTCTTCGGCGACGTGGCGGGCGGTTTTAATTTCGGATCCTTGACGGAGAACGGCAAGATTATCGCAACGCCGAGAAGTATGGGCGTTACTGATATTCTGGAGATCGACCCTGAGACCGCAACAGTATCTATTTTCGGCTCCACATTCACCGTAACCAGAGTAGCCGGAACTTTAGCGGCGGACGGGAAAATATATTGTATCGAGAATTTATATGTATATGAAATCGATCCCGTCGCAAAAACTGTCGCGCGGCATAACGGAATCGCCATTTACGGTGAACCGCATACGGCAAGGGCCCTTGCGCCGAACGGCAGGATTTACGCCGGGCCGCCCGACGTATGGTATTCGAATAATGGATTGATAGAGTTTGACCCCGCGACTAAAACGTGCAGGGCGATCGGCGGCTTGGGCAATGCTACCGGCGAAGCCGGCCGCATTGCGCCGGATGGGAAATTATATTGTTTTTGGAACGAAGAGCGATTGATTACCGAGGTAAGTTTCGGGGATGAACTCGATAATTTTACCCCCGGAAGCCTTATGAGCGCGTGGGTGAATCGTAAGTAGGTTATTACATCGAAGGGGGGCGATGCGTATATGGCCGAGGCGACGGTATATTTATGGGATAAGAAAAGCGGGATAAACGGCGTGGGGGTTGCGCGGCTTAAGGAGAAGTTTACGGCCGAGAACGGCAGCGACGACCGCGTGCTTATCGCGTACGACGGGGTTGTCTCGCGGATACAGTACGTTGACGAGAGCATGTTTAACGAGGAGGAGCGCGCGAATGTCGCGGAGTTGACGTCCGGGGGCATGGAATTTATGCAAGCCGTGGCGGATACGTGGGTGCTTAGATTACGGCGCGAGGAGCGCGAGGCCGATGAGCGCGAGATGTCGATGCGAGAGGAGCTCGAGGAGCTTAGGGAGGCCGTCGGGATAGTGATGGAGCGGAACCCTGACGCCGTAAGGCGCGAGGGGCGCGTCGATTACGTTAACGACGCGAAACTGTTCAGATTGCATCTTAACGACGCGCTGATGTACACGCCGCAATGGTTCGCCTGTGTCAGAATCGATCTTTTTCGCGTTTGGCGGCTTAGGGATTATGACGGTAAGCCTTCCAAGTACGATATGTTGGAAAAAGTACGGTACGGCGGCATTGCCGAAGACGGGAGCGAGACGATGTATGAGTGCCGTAAAAGCCATACGGCGAGCGAGGATACCGTGCCCGGCGAGAACGAGGAGTATTGGGTTTGGTTTCGGCAGCGCGATAACGAGGACGGCGCGTAATGTTCGACGACGGGAAGATGCGGATTTATAAGAAAATACCCGGCAAGACGGCGGCCGGGATGCCGGTGACGACGCTTAGCTTCCACGCGGAGGCCTGGTACGGCGACATTAATTTCACCGTGCGCGAGTATTATCTGGCGCGCGAGTCGAATACCGCGGTTACGCGGCGCGTGCGGCTGCACATGGATAAGGCGCTCTGCGATAAGTTCGCGGTCGAGATCGACGGGCTGCAGTACGATATCGGCCGCGTGTGGCACGGGATCGAGCGCGGCGTGCCGATTACGGACCTGACGCTGGCGGCGGTCGTTGTGCTCTACGATATGGCGGGGGGTGGTGGGCCGTGACGCTTACGGAGTTCGCCGCGACGTTACGGACCGTATGCCCGAACGTGTCGCACTACGACTCGGTTTCGGAGATATGCCCGCATATAATTTATTTCGAGACGTCGCGGAATTATTATTATTCCGATAACCGTGCGGATCGGAAGACTTGGAAGGTGGACGTGCATTTTTTTACGCACGACGAATTCGACCCGATACTCGAGCGGCTTGAGGATCTGTTTAACGATTATAATATCCCGTTCGACATGGACGAGGTGTATTACGGGCGCGACAAGGACGGGCGCGAGAGCGTGATTTATTATGTGTTTAATTGTGAGGTATAGAGCGGAGCGCATTCCGCCGGTTTTTGGGCGGAACTCCGGAGCGTGTTTATACCGAGCGTAAGTAGAGCGTAGCGCATTCCGCGGGCTTTAGCGCGGAATCGCGTAGCGTGTTTATAACGAGCGTAAGCGAGGGATAAACCTGTAAAAGCGAGGGATAAACCTGTATAAGCGAGGGATAAACCTAAAGTAGCTTGGAGGTGCAGCGATGGGGAGACGGAAAACGCGGAGGGGCTTCAGAGGTTTTCAGGGTTTCGAGATCGAGTTTTTAAACGACTTTACGTTCGAGGTCGCGCCGTTAATGATCGCGGCGGGCATGGAGATACTGGCCCCGGCGGTTAAGCGTGAGCTGACGGGCGCTATCGGGCGGGGTATGCATCCGAGCCGGTCGACAGGCGCGCTTGCGGCGAACATGAAGGTGTCGCGCGCGTTCATTAAAGACGGCGGGCGGTTTTTTAAGGCGAATATCTATTTCGACAAGTCGCAGGGTAACAAGGCCGGGTGGCTGGAGTACGGGACTTATAAACAGACCCCGCAGTCGTTTATCCGGTACGCGGTGCGGTCTGCCGAGGGCCGCGTGTTTAAGGCGATGGAGGCCGTGCTGGAGAGGGAATTGGCCGAGGTATAAACCTAAAAGTAAATTATATTTTAATGCGACGCCTAAGGGCGTTTTTTTATTGCTGAGAAGGGAGATTTTAAGCATGGCGAATATTACAAACGACACGTCCGGCGGCGTAACTATCGGCGTCGATATGGCGCACTACGCGTTGCTTACGAAGGACGAGAAGGGCGAGGCGCCGGTGTATTCCGAGCCCGTCCCCCTGGTTAACGCGAAGAGCATTACCCGCAACGCGTCGGACAGTTCGGTGACGGAATTCTACGATAACGCGCCGAAGGTGACGGCGGTGTCTAAGGGCGAGAGGAGCCTGGCGTTCGTTAAGTCGGCTTTCTCGAACGCCGACCGGCAGGTGCTGCTCGGGCGCAAAAAAATCGGCGGCATAACGGTGGGCGGCGGCGACGATTTCGCGCCGTCGATCGCGTTCGGGTTCCGCACGATGAAATCGAACGGGAATTACAGCTATATCTGGCTGCTGAAGGGGACGCTCTACGAGAACGAGGTGGCGGCGGCGACGCGCGAGGCGAACGTGTCGTTCCAGAACCAGACGCTTAACGGCACGTTTATCGTGCGGAACTGCGACAACCAGGATATTTTGCAGATCGACACCGACGACCCGGATTATACGGACGCTATCGGCGACGCGTGGTTTACGGCGGAGACGCTTAACGTGCTCTACGACGCGGAGGACGAGGGCGAGGGCGACGAAGCGGCGGGCTGATTAGGCGCCCGGTGACGGTGTGATATGAAATCCGATATGTTTTGCGACGATATGATAACGATGCTGCTCGATAAGCCCTACGCCGCGCGGTTTACGATGCGCGCGGCGTTTGCGCTCGAGCGGCTGTACGGGAGCGTAAGGTCGGCGGTCGCCGCGCTCGATACGGCCGCGCCCGAGCGCGCCGTGGCCGCGGTGGTAAGGATCGCATGCCTGCTTACGGGCCTCGCGCCGGGGGTCGTCGAGGATATATTGAATGAGGATATTTTCAAGTTCTACGATTGTCTGAGGTGTATATACGAGCTGCTGCTTCGGGATTTCCCGGCGGCGGAAGGGGCCCCCGGGAGCGATGATATAGGCGAGGGTTCCGACGAGGGCTACGATTGGGATTGGCTGTATTATACGGCGCGGTATCGGCTGAGGATGTCGGACGAGGAATTCTGGGACGAGACCCCGCGGCGGATATGGAAGATGAACAGGCTTTGGATGCAGGACCGGGGATATATAAAAACGACGGATACGCCCGCGAGGGCTTATATAGATGAGATCGATTTTTGAGTATTTGAGCGAAGGCGGTGAGGGATGGCCCGGATAAATATACCGATACAGGACGAGGCGAATAACGCGAAGAAGGAGATCGCCGAGTTTAATAAAGAGATGCGGTCCGTCGAGCAGACGTCCCGCCTGACGATAAAGGAGCTGGAGGCGTCCGGCCGGTATTACGACGCGCTGACCGCGAAGCAGAAGGGGCTCGCCGAACAGCTTAAGATACAAAACGACGTCGCGGCTAAGGCCCGGGACGGCTACGCGGCGCAGGGGAAGGCGCTGGAGGAGTACGCTAAAAAGGTCGAGGCGGCGAAAAAGGCGCTGGAGGACGCGAAGAGCGGCGGGACGGCCACGGCCGCGGAATTAAACAAGCTCGAGGCGGCTGTCGCGAGGGTCGGCGGCGAGTACGGCGTCGCGGAGAAGCGATTATCCGACTGGGAGCGCGTACTGACGCAGGCCGAGGCGAAGGAGCGGCTGCTTGCGGCGTCGATTACGAACACGACGCGGGAGCTCGAGGCGCAATCGGATAAGCTCGGGGATATCGGGCGGATATTTTTGGGCAACCTATCGGCGACGGCGGTGTTCGATTCGCTTAAGGGCATGATATCGGACGTTACGGGATATTTCAGCGACGCCTCGCGGATGGCGAGCGAGTACGCCGAAAACCAGGGCAAGCTAACGCAGGTGATGGGCAACACTATGGACGCGACCGCCGCGCAGGTTAAGTCGATCAACGACCTGACGACGGCGCAGGAGCGGTTCGGCGTGGTTTCGCGCACGGTGCAGACGTCCGGCGCGCAGGAGCTGGCGACGTACCTGACGAAGGCCGAAACGCTGCAAAAATTAATCCCTGTGATGAACGACATGATCGCGCAGCAGAACGGAATTAACGCGACGCAGCAGTCGGCGGCGAACATCGCGACGATGCTCGGTAAGGTAATGGACGGGCAGGTCGGCGCGCTTTCGCGGTACGGATATAAATTCGACGAATTGCAAGAAAAGATATTGAAGACCGGCACGGAGGCGGAACGCGCCGCGGTGCTGATCGACGTTATATCGGCGTCCGTCGGCGGCATGAACGAGGCGCTCGCAAAAACCGACGCCGGCAGGCAGGCGCAGCTTAATTTCGTGCTGCAGGAGACGCAGATGCGCATCGGCGAGATTTGGAACGCGATGCGCGCCGAGGCGGGGGCGGCCGCGCTGCCCGCCGTGCAGGAAATGTCCGCGGCGCTGCTTAAGCTCGTGGAGGATAATAAGGACAACATCCGGGGCCTGTTCGGCGCGATAACCGGGCTGTTCGACTTTATCGTAAGGCACTCGGGCGCGGTGAAGACGGGGCTCGCGGCGGTCGGCGGCGGGCTTGTCGCGCTTAAGCTGACCGAAGTCGCGGGCGATTTCAAAAAATTCAGGGACCGCGTGCTTGAAACGATACCCGCGAACGTCGCGGCGGCGGCGTCCGAGCAGGAACTCGCTGCCGCAAAAATCGCGGGGGCCGGGGCCGACGGCGTCAAGACCGCGGCCGCAAACGCTAACACGGCGTCGAACATCGCGAACGCCGCGTCCATAAAAGCCGTGACCGCCGCGATGATGACCTCGCCGCTGTTTATCGGCGCGGTCGCCGGGGCCGCGATCTACGGTATCGTCAAGGCCGTGGATTATTTGACCTCCGGCTACGAGCGCCAGGCCGAGAAGGTGCGCGCGCTCTCCGAGGAATACAAGCGTATGCAGGCCGATGTCGAGGATACCGAACGCAAAATGAAAAACGTCGGCGACCGCATCGACGAGCTGAACTCGAAGGATAAACTGACGGTCGTCGAGCAGGACGAGCTCGACAAGCTCGAGGCGGTCAACGAGAAGCTGCGGATCCAGCTCGCGGTGCAAAAGGAGATCGCCGCCGAACAGGGCAGGAAGACGGAGGAAAATACCGTCAAGGCGCTCGAAAAAAAGGTCATGTCGTACGGCGATGACCCGGAACAGCGCGGCCGGCGCGAAAAGGTCACGATGGACGAGCGCATACGCCGCAACATCGAATTCTACAACGAACTCAAAAAATCCGTTGAGGAGCTCGAGGCGGCCGAGGGTTCCCGCGCGTACGAAATCGAGTTCCAAAAGGCGCTGATGGAGACGCTGCGCAGCGATATAAACGCCGATATGAAAGCGCTTGACGAGTACGGCGAGAGCCTCGTCGGCGCGACGGAGAACGGCCGTAAATGGGCCGCGGTCATCGACGAAACGCGAACCGCGGTAGGAGCGCACATAGACGCGGTTAAAGAGGACGAAGCGGCGCTGAAAAAGCTCGAGGACACGATGAACGGCGTATCGGGCGCGGCGGATAGCGTCGGCGAAAAGCTGACCGCGGCGCAGCTCGCGATAACCGCCGCCGTCGGCGCGTACGAGGATTTAAACGACGCGTACGCCAAGGGCGAGATTAAGGGCAGGGAATACGTCAAATCACTGGCGGAGCAGATTAACACCGTGCGCGGCCTCGCGGCGGAATATCCGGAGCTCGCGGCGCAATACAACGCCGTCGCGGACGTGATGGAGCAGCGGCTGATGCGCGCGCCCGAGTATCTGGAGGATATGCAGGCCGCGACGTCGGACCTTGCCGGGAGTGTCGAAAGCCTGTCGCGCGCGTTTGAGGAACAAGCGCGAAACGAGGAGCTGTCTGCCAAGACCGCGCTCGACATGATTAAGAACGGCTACGCCGCCGCGCTCGCGGTCGACGCGAAGACCGGCGCGATACGCCTTAACGAGCAGGCCTACAAGGACCTGATGACCGCCGAAATCGAGGAGCAGATAGCGTCGCTCACGCGCTCCAAGAACGCGGCGCTCATCGATTCGCTCGAGGCCGAACGGCAGGCGGCGATCCTTGTCGCGCAGGGGTATCTCGACCTCGCGGACGCCAAGTACCGCGAGATCGAGGCGTCGCGCGCATCGGGCCGCCGGGCGGCGGATGACATAAACAAGCAGATTTCCGTGCTCGAGTCGATGCGCGCGAAGATCGGGCAGATATCCGTCGCGGGCATACAGGCCGACATCGCAAGCAAGGGCGGCAGGAAGACCGACGCGGAGGCCGAGGCGGAACGCGCGCGCAAGGAAGAGCTCAAAAAATGGGAAGACCATTACAAGGACCGCGAGAACGAATCGAAAAAATGGATCGACCGCCAAAAATTCTACGGCGAGATGTCGCTCGCACAGGAGATAGAGGCGTCGGACCGCGTGCTCGCGTATCTTAAACAATACAAGGCCGAGGCCGCCGTGCTGACCTACGCGACGGAGGACGAAAAACTTAAGATAACGAGGGAGATCGGCGACAAGATCGAGGCGTACGAGCGCGCGCGCTACACGGCGTCGAAAAAGCTGCTGCAGGATAATGTCAAGGACCTTACCGATTTCTGGCGCGGCCTCGACGCGGGGTTGACGTCGGGCATCGACAAGCGGAAATTCTACGGCGATATGCCCGTCGAGGACGAAATCGAGGCGTACAGGGCCGCGCTCGTCGACCTTGAAGACATTCGGCGGCAGGCGAACGAGATCGTGTACGCGAGCGCCGAGGAGCGCGACAAGGTCCTTAGGGAGATCGCCGACAAGACCGAAGGCTACGAGCGCAAGCTCTACACGGCGCGCAAACAGCTCGCCGAGGAGGAGATGGGCGACGCGGCCGATATATCCGCGCGCCGCGAGCGGCAGTTACAGAAGGATTTATCGAACGCCGAAACCGCCGAGGCGAAGTACCGCGCGTTAATCGCACTGCGCGCCGACGCGCAGGAGGAGCTGACCCGCAAGCTGAAGGACATATCCGATAAATTTTGGCTGTCCGAGAAGGCGAAGCTCAAGGAAATGGAAGCCGCGTACGATCAGCACAAGGACAAGATGGACGACATAAACAAGCAGATGTACGACCTGCGGCGCGAGCGGATGCAGAAAGAGGCGGGCGACTGGTACGCCGCGCAGAAAAAAATGCTCGACGATTCGTACAGAGACAGGAAAGAATCGCTTAACAAGGAGCTTGCCGCGATCCGCGAGCATTACAAGGCCCTGGATGCGGAGGAGCGCGCGAGAGACCGCTCGCAGGAGCTCGGCGACCTTGAGGCGCAGGCCGGGCTGTACGCCGGGGCCGCAACAAAAGAAGGGCAGGATAAATACAAGAGCCTGATCCAGCAAATCGAGCGCCTTAAAAAAGAAGCCGACCGCGAGGCGCGGCAGGAGGCGCAGAAGGCGCAGGAAGCGGAGGTCGCCGGGCGTATGGACGCGCTTGAGAAGACCTACAACATGGAGCAGGACATGCTCAAGAAACGCTACGACGAAATGCAGAAGGCCGCCGACGACGCGGCGAAGCGCACTGCGTCGAACCTCGAGGACGCGGCAGCGCAGCTTACCGGCGGCCTCGAGGATATCTTCGATATCTTCGGCGTAAGCCTCGATCGGTTCGGCGGCGAGACCGTCGAGAAGATAAAGGACATGATATCGAAGATCGCGGAAATGCTGAAAAGCGTTAATTTCAACTTCGGCGCGGGTAATATAGGAGCCGGGCAGACTAACAACTACAACAGCCGTTCGGCGAGCGTCACGCTTAACGACTACGGCGCCAAGAATTTCAACAACCAGGCGGCGGCCGATAAATACTGGGCGGAATTGACGAGCCTCGCGCTGCACGGGCTGACGTCGAGAATCGGATGAGGTGACATTATGGGTTTTGCATGGAACGGCGTGCATACGTCGAGCATAAAACTATACGCGGAGGCGCGCGCGCTGCCCGTGCTGCCCGAGCCGATGATTATTACGGAGGAGCTTGCCGGGCGCGACGGGTTCTATGATTTCACGGCATACAACGCGGACGGGCGGCAGCATTACCGCGCGCGCGAATGGGAATACCGCTGCGCGTTCGAAGGCGCGTTAAAGACTAACGCCGCGGGCCGCGTCGAGGCGATCGCGAGGCTGTTCGGCGACTACGCCGGGCACCTTATCGACGACGGCTGCGTGACCGTGCGGTGGGAGGGCGTCGTAGCGAACCAAATCAACCTTACAAGCGTCGCGAGGGCGATGCACACGTTCGGCGTCATAATCCGCACGCAGCCGTTCGGCGAGGGCCTGACGACGGTTACGTACACCCGCGGCGTCTCGGGCGCGGGGAGCGTCAGCCTTAGCAACCCAGGCACGTGGTACGTCAAGCCGCGGATATACTTGACCGGCGCGGCGTCCGGCATGACAATAAACGGTAAACCGATACCGTACGCCGGCGCGCTGATTAACCGCCCGGTAGACTGGCTCGAGCTTAGGCCCGGCGATAACGAATGGGCGGTCGCGGGATTTTCGGGCGAAATGAAATTCGAATTTACGCCGATATATGTATGGGGATGATATGACCCCGGATAAAATACAAATGAAAACGAGGAGGGTCAACATGAAAAAAATTCGCATGGCTGTATTACTTGTTTTATGCCTGGTCTTGACTGGGTGTGGCGCCGAAAGCGGCGCGAAAAAGACCGTAAAAAAATTTTTGGACGCGTTGGTACAATCCGACGCAAGCGTATTGTTAGCAATGAATCCTGTTAATAGTGGACAATCGACGATGGATTTGCTCATGTCCGGCGTGTTAAGCTGGGAGGAATTGAGTTTTAACCGCAAAGACGACGTTTATTTTACGAAAACCCATATTATTCCCGATGATATGGATTCGTTGAAATATAAAGTCAGAAAAGAACTGATCAATATAGAAAAAAGAGATATTGAAAAGGATCCCGAAAGATACAAAATCATAATTGACAATGAAAATATTTTTGAATATGAAGATACGAAGCAATTATTAAAATTCTACGAAGGAATATACGAAATAACGTATGCCGATTATCTCGGTAACAAAAAAACCGCTAAGGCCTATATTTTTATTAGGGAAAACAAGGAAGCCGACAGTAAATTTGAAATCTATGAATTGTACGGCATTTAGTTAACATATAGTAACGATTACTCTAAAAACGATCCCCCGGGGTCGTTTTTTGATTGCAAGGATGTGAACCCGTGTACCTCGAATATTACGAGCCCGGCGACGGCCTGTACGACCGCCCCGGAATGCCGCTCGCGGACGCCTACAACGTGTCCGTGCGCCGCAAGATAAACGCCGCGGCCGTCCTGACCTTTAACGTCCCGCATAACGGCCCGAGCCGTTTGCGCGCGCGCCGCGACGCCGTGATTAAGTGCGAGGGGCAGCTCTATATCGTCAAGATCGTGACGGACGGCGCGGACAACGGCAGGCCCTACGCGAAGGCCGAGGCGCGCGCCCTCTGGTGGGATGTCTGCGAGAAAAAGCACCTGCCGACCGTCAACTATATAGGCCTTACGCCGGCCGATATCTTAGCGGATGCATTCGCGGGCATAGAATACCTCGGAAACCCCGTCCGGTTATTGTCCGGCCCGGAGCTTAACCTGCTCGGCCTCGAGCCGGTGACGGACGCAACCGACATTCTCGACGCCGACAAGATGAACCCTATCGCCGTGCTCGACCGCGTGATGAAAAACGTCGGCGGCGAGCTCTACGTCGATAATTTATCCTTCGCGCTTGTTAAGGCGCTCGGCCGTGACACCGGCGTACGCCTCGGGCTCGACAAGAACCTAAAGGGCGTCGAGCGTACGGAGGACACCGCGCGGCTCGTGACGCGCCTGTACCCCTACGGCCGCGAAAGCCTCGAAATATCGTCGGTAAACGGCGGCGTCCCGTATATCGACAGCCCGCTGATTAAAGCGTACCCGAAAATATACGATGGCTTCATCGATTTCCGCGATTACGAGGACCCGGTGGCGCTCCTTACGCGCGCAATGCGCGAATTCGACGCCGATAACTTCCACCGCATCGATATCCCGCGGATGAGTTATAAATGCGCCGCGATTGACCTGTGGAAGCTCGGGATGGGCGAACGCTACGACATCGGCGATTACTGCGTCGTGATCGATTCCGCGCTCGGCATCGACGTGCGCGTGCGCGTCGCGGAATACGAGTATTACCCCTACGAGCCGCAATCCGGCACTATCATTCTGGGCGACCCGCCTAAAACCGTCGGCGAGATACTCGCCGGGCTGTCCGGGCTCAAGGACTATTATTACAAGTCCGATATCCCCGAGCCGGTAATCAGCGATTCCGTCATTAACGACATCCTTAAGAATGAGGCCTTCTACACCATGATCGAGGAGGTCGCGCAATACACGGTACTCGCGGCCGGGAACATCCACTCCGCGAGCGCGTTTATAACGGACGCGTTCGTCGACCGCCTGTGGACGAACGTCTTACCGTTTTTATGCATCCCGAACCTCGAGCCTATGGGGCCCGTGCAAGAGGACGGCTCGCGCGAGTGGGATTGGGCGGAGGATAATAACGGCGACCGCAAGCCGAATTATTCCTGCGTGGACCCGCGCGACAAGCGCCACTACATATCGGCCGAGGAGGAGGAATTGCACTTCCTCGAAACCGAGTTCGTGCCCGTCGAGGACCGTTATTCGATCCCCGAGGACGCCGTGACGCAATTTTTAGTAGGGAGCGTCGGAAACGGCAAGAAGGCCTATTGGACATCGATAGCCGACGGCGACAAGCCTTACACCTACATCACGTACACGCCTCCGAAGGACAAGTACCCGAACATCTCAGACAAGAACGCGGAGATGTTTTGCGTGATGATCCGCAAGACGGACGTTGAGGTTGTGGTGGACGAAATAACCGGCGAGGTTACGGAGTACGTCAAGGAACACGAAATGGCCGGGATAGAGTTTATGGACGCGTTTACGCCCGGCGTGATGCAGCCGCTTTTATATTGGGGCAGAGGCGATAGGGACGGACATGGGCGGTTTTATCTATACCGCGGCGAGGAGGCCGCGTATTTGACGTACGAGAGCCCCGCGAACGGTTTCTTGGGGTTGGCGTTTAGGGCGGATGGGGTTTGGTATCGGCACAAGGAAAGCGATGAACTGAGGCTTATAGGGAGCGGCGAGGGAGGCGGATTCTTGATCCGAGTTATGGCCTAATGGCGCTGTATTGGAAAGGGATGCCGTGTTTTCTGTTTTACGACGGCGAGCTTAAAGAGATTAACCACGCGGCGCACGCCCCGCAGCGGTGGGTAAAGATATCGGTATCGCCCGAGGTGGTGACGCTCGATCGCGAGAAGACGCAGCGGTTCACGGCTGAGGTCGAGGTATCGCACCCGGGCGAAATGGCGGAAACGTATAAATGGTCGATGACGGGCAACGCGAGCCCGCAAACGACGCTGTCGACGGCGGGGCTACTGTATCTGTCGATGGACGAGATCGCATTGTCGAAAATCATGGTGCGCGCGACGTCGGACGAAGACCCGGGCGTTTACGCCGAGGCCGAAGTCACGGTATCGAATATGCTGCAGCCGGGGATCATATCCGTCACCGTCACGCCGAATCCGTTCCCCGCGACCGGGAACGTTAATTTTACCGTAAACGTGCAATCACAGGCGGGGGCGTCGATCGCGGTCATGTGGAGCCGCAGCGGCAACAACCACCAAAACACGGTGATAAGCGCGACGGGCGTACTATCACGGCATAACCAAGACAACAATAACCCGAACCTGAGAGTGAGGGCGACGAGCACGTTCGACGGCACGAAATACGGCGAAGCGAGGCCCGCCGTGACGGAAACCGAAGAAACGGATGAACCGGAAGAACCGAACGAAACGGGGGGTGCCGCGTAATGCCGGATCAAATTATACAGGGGAACGAGTTCGTCGTTTTGACGAAGGAGCAGCACGACGCGCTCGTTGCGGCCGGGCAGATTTCCGACGCGAATTTTTACATAACGCCGCGCGACGACACGGGGTTTTCAGTCGGGAACGCGAATTTTATCGTAATGGACCGCGACCCTACGGATCAAGAGGCCGATGCGATGCCCGAGAACACACTCGTTTTCGTGTATGTAGAGGAGTGAATTAGAATAGGCGCGGTTAAATATCCGATATTACGGACATTGTTTAAAAAAAACGGAAAGCTATGCCCTGTCGTAAAAACACGAGTAAACAAGGATTCTATACTTGTCGTTGATAGAGCGTGGATCATAAAAAAGGAATATAACTTAATAGATATTCCGAATATCCCGTTTGGTCTTCAAGCAAGACATAGTCCGGCTTATTTTACTTTGGACGGACTAGCTTTTTTTGTTGGAGGAACGTTGGGCACATCGGCAATAGATTCAGGAGCAATAGATATTTTTAATATTACTATGCAACGTATAAATCCGACGCCGATGGCGCTTCCCGGACGCGGTATGTTAGGCGTAGATATAGGTAAATATGGAATGCTTTTTGGCGGACATCTTGGGTATGATGTTAATAATTTAACCGATGCCAGAGGAGTTCAAGCGATTGATTCTACTTTTCAACAATATAGAACAACGAATATGTCTGAAGCCGTTCGCAATTCTATGGTTTCGAAAGTCGGTAAATATGCTGTACTTGCGGGTGGGTGGGCGCGAATCAGCGGCTCTTTAACTCCTATTAATCGGGTGGAAGTTTATGATGATACATTACAAAAAGTTACATCGCCAGAAAGCTTGCGTATTGGCAGATATAACGGAGGCGGGGCAAATATCGGACTTTATGCGGTATTTGCGGGCGGTCAAGCCGCTTCCGCAGTATCCAATCAAGTTGATGCTTATGATTCTGCATTACAGAGAATAACAGCATTAACATTAGGAGCGGCGAGAAGTGATGTTAGGGGAATATCTACTAGAGATTATGCTATTTTTGCCGGAGGAAATGGATTATCGGGAGATTATGTTGATGCATATTCCGAAACTTTAGAACGTAGAACTCTTACGGCGAACCACCGTTTATGGACGGGTCAATCGTATCCGAATGGGGGTGAAATTGGAGATTATATTATTATTGGCGGAAGCGATCGTAATACCGGAGGGCATATTGTTACCGTTTATAACAGGGCTTTGCAAAGGCAATCCATTCGTTTGTATTTAATAGAAGCAAGGGGATTGATGGGGACTGCGGTTGCGGGTAATGCGTTTTTAATCTTTTTTGGAGGATATAATTCTTCTGATTCACAAACTGTTTTAACATTAGGTAGAATTTTAGATGTTTTTGATGCACAGCTAAATCATAAAGCGAGTCAATAAATTATAAAGATTTGGAGAAAAAATCATGCCGCGATATAAAATTTGGGACAAGAAAGAAGATATCTACACGCTCGGGCAGGACAAGGACGGGCGCAGCCAATGGACGGCGGAGGAATACCTTAAAATGCGGCCGTGGGCGAAAATCCCCGGCGTGAAGGTCATTATCGGCGGCGGGAAGATCAACGGAACGGTTTTTATGGAATACGACGCCACGATCGAGCAGTACAGGTGCATGGGCGCGGAAATAACCGACAAAATGACCGACGACGAGGTTATGCGGGCGATCGAGGAGTTCGAGGACCGGCCGCCGGTTACGGAAACGGTAATAACGCCGGAGGAGCGCATCGCGGCGGCGCTTGAAATGCAATGCCTGCTCGCGATGACGGACGCGTGACGGGGGGTTAAGAAATGACGTACGAAATCGTAAAGGCGAATTACGAGCGCGGGCTGTGGGATAAAACGGTTTTGGCGATCGCGGTCAAAAAGGGCGTGATCACCGCGGAGCAGTACGCGGAGATAACCGGGGAAGAAAATAAATAAATTATTCATTGTAATAAAATTATTAGAAGGTGATCGTATGAAACACAAAACAATTTACAACGGTGCGCAAGTCGACGAGGCGATAAGGCGTATGATGCAGGGTTCCGGGTTTGGAATCGGCGCGAACCTGCCGCTCGGGACGGTTTTGCATCTCGCACGCGACGAGGATGAAATCGACATATCGGGCAACGCCTGGACGCGCCTCGATAAATTCATGATCGCACAACCTCCGCCGGACGTTAACCCGTACGCACTAACGAAATCACGTGACTGGTCCCCGACGCTATTCATGGGTCGCGCGACGAATGACATAAAAGAGGGCCAGCAAGTCGTGGGACTTCGTCAGGTGGAAGTGAAAATGGATACTCCGATAAAACTGCCGAATCCCGATGTATTGCCGGGTCTAAACGCAAACGATGGCAGATGGGCGCCAAACGGAAAATGGGCCGCAGTAACGTCGAGCGGAACCCCTTTTTTAACGATTTACGCGTGGACTCAGGGAGAACTGATAAAGATCGAGCCGGACATACTGCCAACGGCCTTTTGTTTTAATATGGCATGGTCGCCCGACAGCCGGTATTTAGCCTTGCAAACAAATATTTCATCGTATCCGACATGGATATATGAATTCATCGATGATCAGACTCCCATGAGGGCCTTTATTTTATCGTCAATTAATTCATATCCCAACGGAATAGGGTGGTCGCCAAATGGAAGATATCTTGCGGAAGCCCGTAACGACATCCCACGCGTAATCCTTTGGGATTGGATAAGCGGAAGCCCCACTCGAATGGCGAATCCGAGCGTCTTGCCGCCCGACAGGGGAGTATCGATCATCTGGTCACCCGATAGCCGATATTTAACGGTGGGGCATTGGACTGCCCCATATATGATTTTTTATGATTGGGTAAGTGGCGTGCCGGTAAAAATAACGGGATTGGATAATGTTCTGGTTTTGCCTAATATTCCTGCAAAGGGTGGTTGGTCATCGGACATGAAACGTTTTTCGATAACCCATACGGGTACGCCGTTCGTAACAAATTTCGAATGGAATGACGGAGCTCCGATTAAGCTTTCGAATCCAACGCCGTTGCCCTCGGGAACCGGATATGATGTGAAATGGTCTGTTAACGGCGAGATGCAAGCTGTAGGGCATTATGGAAGTCCGTATATGACCATTTACGGATGGAAAACAGAGATACCCGTTAAAGTACCGAATCCGGGAATATTACCTGGTGCGAATCAAGCGACGAGCGTCGATTTTCATCCCGACGATAGACATCTTTTAGTGACGAGTCAGGGAATTCCTTACTGCTTGGTTTATGCATTCTCCATACAATACGGCGAGGATGCGATTGCGCCGATAACGCTTTGGGAGGCGATGCGGTTCGCGGGGGTCGAGGAGAAATTAAGGGGCGTCGGGTTCGCGAATGTGGATGCCTTCGCTGGTGAAACGACTGTTGTAGAACTTATTTTTTTAACATAGGAGAAGAAAAGGAACCGAACGATCGCTCGAAGGCATACCAAAGGATACACAAGCCATCATAAAATTTTTACCGAAAATAGCGGAGCGCATTCTGCTCCGCGTAAACGACGAACCGATATTAATAACCTGCCGCGTAAAGTGTACGCGGTTTTTTTATGCGAAAAAACGAAAGGGTGACGACAGTGCCGAAATTGATCGATTTTCCGCCGAGCATCCAGTTTAGGTCTGAATTAGGCAACGTGCAGTGGCGCATTGGCGATGACGAATGGAACGTTCTTATTGATTACAAAATCAATAAATTCGAAGCGGTCGATGCGCCGTTCCAGTTAAGAATCGAAAACGATTATCTGCAGCTTTGCGAAATCGGCGACAAGGATTGGGTCGACTTAATCCACATATCCAAATTAAAGGACGAAGAAGGCGAATATTCGGAGGAATGCGTTGGCGAGGGTGACTGCGACGCGCATTACGACGGCGTAACGATGACGTACACCGAAAGGAGCAAAATGGATGGCTTTTTGGCTGCGTTTTAAGAGCGCTCATACCGGCGCGCAGCACGACGAGGCGACAAGGCGTGTGCTGTCCGGCGAGGCGGTCGGCCCGGCCGGCGCGCCCGGCCGTCACGTAGAGCTCGGCGTCGACACGATGTACATAAAATGGCGTTTGGAGGGCGATACGGTCTGGACCAATCTTATCGCATTGGCCGCGTTGATGGGCGCGCCCGGCCCGGCCGGTTTGGACGGAGCTGACGGCAAGACCCCGATGTTGCGCGTCGCAGACGAGGGCGAGGACGCCGGATGGTTGGAGTACCGCTACTCCGTCGAGGACGCGTGGACTAAACTCTTCTATTTAGGGGATTTGAACGGCGGCGGCGGAGGGCCCGGCGGAGGGGACATCATCTTCGACGACCATGGAAATTTCGACGCGAACATGACGATGCTGCTCGAGGATTTTTGGGACAAGCGCATGAAGGACTTCATCGGCGAGGGAGAAATATTCATCGTGCAAGAACCTGAATAGAGTCCGACCGCCAATAGCGGAGCGCAATTTGCTCCGCACCAAGCGCGGGATGAAGGAAGGATGAAATTCGCGCCGATAACGGAGTGTAGCTCGCTCCGCGCAAGAAGTGAGGAGGAATTTATTATGCGCAAGCAATATTTCATCGACCTTAGGCTCTACGGCACGTCGACCGTCGAAACGAAAATCCTCTACTACGAGGGCGACGTCGGCGTGTATCCGCTGTTTATAAGCCTTAAGGAAAAGGGCGACAAGCCGTTTACGATACCCGAAGGCGCGGTCGTGAGCCTGACGCTTAGCCCTCAAGACGGCGAGGCGTACCCGAGGATGGCGGAGATCGTGAACCGCGAGAACGGCGTTGTCTTGTACGAGATGGACGCGGCCGACCTCGCGTTGACCGGCACGACTAAGGCGACACTTACAGTGATCGAGGGCGAGAACCGACTGACGTGGCCGAGTTTTAGGTATTTGGTAAAAAAACATGACGGATTGGAAGGGGGTGAGGCGCCCGAGTTTTTACTGCCGTGGAAGAATGCGATAGAGGCGCGTTTATCGGAGCTTGACGGACGGTTGGGCGCGTTGGAAGCGAACGGCGGCGGCGAGGATATCGAGCCCGATTTGGGCTACGAGGTTTTCCTTGTGAGGAAGTCCCCCGCGCTGCGTTGGTCGTAGGAGGTGTTTTATGAAATACTTAAGGGGTTACAGAGGGGTCGCGTTATTGCAAATCCTCGTGTGCCTCGGATTTATCGCGGACCCTGGAGGGCGCGCGTACGGCCCGATGTTTGGGTTGATAAATTGGTATGGGGCCGGGGTGATCCTCGTTGGGTCGGCGCTCGCGTACGTTAAGCCGCACGCGTGGATACTACGTATGCTCGCGGCCGCGATGGCGGTGCTTATCGTCTTCAACGCCGTGTGGTTTTTTGGGTCCGGGGCGTTTATGACGACCGGCTTCCCGCTGATCGCATACGACCTTTTGTTTATATTGGTCAACCTCCACTTTTTGGGGGTGCTGTTGTGAATATCGAGAATATCCTTGGGCTTTGCGGCGGAGGGCTCGGGGTTTTTTTGTTGAAATTGTATAACGACGTGAGGAAAACGAAGCGCGGCGACAGTAAGGACGTTGTGGGCGCATGGCAGCAGATCGCCGAACGCGAGGCGTCGAAAATCGAGAGGCTCGAGGCGCGCGTGGCGGAGCTCGAGAGCGAGGCGTTGATTAGGGAAGTGTATATAGGGCGGTTGGAATCGGCGCTTAACACGGCGGGGGTTGATCTGCCCGATAGGCAACGAGCGGCCGCGGCAAGGAAAAGGAGCGCGAAAGATGATAAGCGATTGTGATTTCGACATCGCCGTGAATCACGCGGCGGACATCATAACGTCCAACGAGGGCGCGTACGGAAGCGTCAATAAAAACGACAACGGGGCGGTGTCCGTTGGCAAGATGCAATGGCACGCGAACCGCGCGTTGGCGCTGCTTAAACGCATCTTAAGCGCCGACACGGAAAAGGCCTTCGGCGTGCTCGGAAGCGTATTGTACGACGAAATAAAAGGCGCGGCGTCGTGGGCGGCGCGAATCGTGACGGCCCCGGAGGCTGCGGCGTTATCGGCGCTGTTGAACAGCTCCAGAGGAAGGGACACGCAAGATTATTTGGCGGCGTCGGACATTGGGGAGTACATCCGCAAGGGGATTTCGTACGGCCTGACGGACGTCGGCGCGCTGATATATTTCGCCGACGGCGTGAACCAATACGGAACGGCGTCGGCGGTGTGGAAGAATATCGCAGCGAAGGCGCTCTTAAAGGGCGGCGACGTCGGCGCGATGTTGGCCGCGACAAAGGATCAGACGAGGGATTACCTGTCGAGGCGCGTCAAGGTGCACGATAAGATCGTGGCGCTCGGATACGGAGGAAAAGGCGGACAAGGCGGCGGACAAGGCGGCGGATATACGGTGCGCGTCACGGCCGACGTGTTAAATATCCGCCATGGGCCCGGCACGGATACGGCGATCCTCGGTAAGATCAAGGACGGCGGAGATTACGCGATCGTAGACGAGGCGGTCGGCCCCGGCGCGTCAAGATGGGGCAAGCTCGCGATGGGCGGTTGGATCGCGTTGGATTTTACAGAGAGGATTTAGGGAGGGGATCGCTGCCTGCCCGAT